GTCATATAATGCTTCAAACTCTTGGTTGTCAAATATGTATTCTCCAACTTCTAAAGGGTTTTCATTTGGATTTAACTTTACCTTGTGAAACTTAAATGTAAGTTGATCCCAAGTTGATCTATCTGACTTAATAAATTTTCCCTTTGATATTAAGGTAATAGCTTGCTTGTCTTTGTCTAACCATTTTTGGCGCTGTTCTACTCCATCAAATAATCTTTTTGCGAGTATTCTTCCTTCTTTTGATCTTGGTAAGATTTTAATTGGATCGTGTTGCCCTGAAGCTGCCTGTTCAAATAAATTATTCTTAAGCTCTATGCTAAAATCTTGAAACGGGGTCGCATTGGCCTTTGATCCAGCTGCGGTTGTTGCTGCTGACTCATCTGCCCCTACACCTATTAAAGTATTACCCTCAAAGAAAGGTTCTTGTAATCCTTCGTCTGAGTAGTCTTGTCTTTTAAGATATACTGGATCACCTGCACTTGCAGTTACTTCGGTTGCTCCAAATCCAACTGTCACTCCATCTGCATTTACGCTAGTTAACGTGATATCTACCCCTCCTATAACCAAAACATCTCCTACCGCTAACCCTTCGTTTGGTTTTAATACATAGTCTTGGTCTAATACAGCAGAAGTCATACCCGCTCCCGTGAGTGCAGCTGCTAATGTGGCTACGCTAAATTGTCCTGTTGCTTTAATGTCTACAACCGCTTTCATCTTGTTATTGTCAAATTCTAATTTTAGGTTGTCTGCTTTAACCCCCCAATATCTTTGTGCATATAATCCTTTGGCTATTTCTATTGTATAGCTTTTTGGGTCATCTGCTGTAAACGGATGAGTATATCCATCGGTAGCGTCTCCAGTAGTTGCTCCTTTCTTGTAAAACATATTAAAAATATGTCCCAATGTATCAGGGTCAGCGTATAATTCAATAGATCCTTCGTGGGTGTGTCTACCCTTAAGTATATCGTCTGATTTCCAAGATAACCCAGCCATTCGTGCGTCTACATCTCTATTAAGATTGGAATTGACCGACTCTGATATTAAGGGTAAGAATATGTCAGGCTTTACTGGGGTATTTTCGGTTGCTTCTACTTTTAGCGCTAAGTATTGTTGGTCTGATAAATAATTGCTCATATTTATTTATTATCCTTTTTAATTTCTTTGGGTTTTTCAACGACCTTTTCAAAGTTTGCGTTATTGAAACCCTTTGGCATATTTTTAATCTCGCCAGATTTAACTAATCCTATGCCCGGGATTCTTAAATCTTTTTGGCTCACATTTTTAAACTTCATAATATTAAAAGTTATTTACTAAAACAACACATTGGACTATAAACTCACTTACAAAAATAGCTCTATCTTTTGTTATTTCCTCAAAGCTAATTGGTGTTACATTTACTTTCATAACACTATACTCGTCATCTACTGTTAATTGAGGATCTTCGTCAAACATTTCCATTACAGCGTCTGTTATTGACAATCTTGTAGCTGCCGCTTGGGTTGGCGTTTTGTTTCCTACTTCCTGATATAACCTGACCTTAAACTCTAATATTCTCTCGTTCCTATCCGTGTCTATTATTTCTCCTTCTCCTACATTTTCTATTACTATTGCGTAAGGATATCCTGCTGGCTCTGTCGGGTTTACTCCATAAACATCTACAAATGCCAAATCTTCCCCTATTGTTAAGGCTTTTAATTTGTTTATTATAATTGTCTTAAGTCCTGTATAAGTTGTGGTCATTTGTATCTTGCTAATTTATTTATTATATTATTTATCATTTCCTTAAAATACCTAATTATTGTGCTTTTTTTTCTTTCTAAAGCGTTTTCTAAAAACTTCGCCTCTCCTGTTGTATGCTTGAAGTTTATCCCTTCGTGTTGCCTTCTCGCATATTTAACATTGCTCCCCACATAAACCTTTTTATCTCCTGCCGACACTCTTTTAGTCTTTTGTATAGACCTTCTCAAATGTCCAAGGTCAACTGGTGTTCTTCTTTTGGCTTCCCTTTCTACAACCGCAGATGACTTATTCAAAGCATCTTTCATTTCCTTTCTAACGATATTACCAACATTTCCGTAGGCCTTCATTAACTGTTCTAGGTTTTCTATTTTAATATCTATCATTTTACTATTAGTAATTGTAAATGTTGATTTCCCCCTATTTCAAAAGCTTTTACTTCTTTTACCTGATAAGTTCCATCGCTTGTTATTACTTGATCGCCTATTTGGATATCTAAAATTGGACACCACATATTATATAAAGTATAAAAAGCGCCTTCTTCTAATTCTACTTTTTCTCCGCTCTCTTGTTGTATATGGCAATTCTTTCCAGTCAAGTTTTCTTCATATTCTGATTGATCCGTCTTTAGTCTTTTGGTAGAAAATGGAGTTGTATAAAATATGTTAATTGACATTTTATTTTATGTTAATTTTCCTATATCTGTCTAAAATTGTTTTGGCCCGGCTAACTTTATTTTGATTTGTGTCTGACTTCTTATAACTAACTGAGTAGCTACCTATACTTTCGCTATCTGTTTCTCCTTCTGATTGATGAGCTTCTTCTATAATCAAAGAAACCATTATTGTGGCTGCTAATTTAATGTCTGATGGCACACTTTCTGAGTAGCCCCATTTGGCTGTTACTTCTATGTTCTTGTTATCTCTTACAAAAATACCATCATAATAAACTCTCGTCTTTGGGGTTCTATTATATGGATAAACATAATAATCGTCTTCATCTAACTCCTCTGACTCCATTAAAGCCCCTGACATTTCTATTTTCTCTAACTCTACGCAATCATCTATTAAAAGCTCGTGAGTTCCGTCGCCATCATAATATTTAACAGAAGCTTCAGTATCTGCTATAAAATTGCGACCAGTATATTCATCTATTGAATCTTCTACACTTTCTATCCATTCGTTTATTTGAGTATTAAAAGATTCGTCTATATCTGTTAGCATATAACGCTCAATGTCGTTTTTTGATGTATATCCTTTCATAAATTACAAATATTAGGCATATTATTATATGGGCTATCTTTTTTGGTATATGGGCTATCTTTTGGGCAGTATGGGTCTATTTTTTTAAATACATCTAAAATATCATCTCCTATACCAGTTTCTTCTAATTTGACTATATTTATTATTGCTAAAGCATCTTCTGCTAATGCCGAATCTGATAACGCTACATTTACCAATATCTCAGCAGCTTCTACTCCAAGCCCACTATCACTTACAATTATATTATTTAAAACTTCTAATGTTTCTACTCCTGCTCCACTGTCTGTTAGGAGTAAATTATTTAAAATTCTCAATACTTCCGATCCTACTCCTTCGTCTTCTATTGTTATCCGGGCTAATATGTTTAATGCTTCTGTTCCTAAACCTATATCTGATGTTGCTATATTCACTAAAACGTTTAATGCCTCTGCTCCTACTCCTGTATCTGAAAGGGTCATTTCTTTGTTTCTTATTAAATCTTCTACTCCTGTTCCAGAGTCGCTTAATGTTATTTGGGCCAATATCTCTAATGCGTCTACTCCTGTTCCCGTGTCCAAAACATCAACAGCATTTGCTAATTCTTGGACTATTTCTGTTCCTAATCCTGTATCACTTAATGCTAATTGGACCAATAAACTGCTAATTAAATCTGTTCCTGTTCCTGTGTCTGACAAAGCTAGTTGTATTAAGGCAGAAAGAGCCTCATTTCCTGTCCCGGTATCGCTTAAACTTAATTGAGCTAATAACCCTAATACTTCTGCTCCAGTTCCTGAATCTGATTGTATTATTTCATTTAAAAGATTTGATATACTATCTACTCCAGTCCCTGTGTCACTTATTCCTATTTGAGCTAATAAATCGCTTACAGTTTCTGTTCCTGATCCCGTATCTGATAATTCTAATTGTGCTAACACTTCACTTATTTCGTCTGTCCCCGTTCCGGTATCGCTTGAAGATTTCTCCCAGTATTCCAATCCATTGTAAAGCGCTTTATCAAATTGTATTTTATCAAACATATTATTTATTTAATAATGTCTCAATTCTAACCTGTCCTTCTTTTA